AAATCCTGCAATCGGATTGACAGAAGGTATTGGAATGCGGGCAGTGCATCCTGTAACGGGAGCAAAGAATGTTGCACACCAAGGTGAAGACTACAACTTCCCTGAGGGCACCGACCTGCGTTTTATGGGGGGCGGGAACGTTCAAGGATTAGCCAATGTAGGACGTGCTGGAAACATTTCTACCTTGCGTACTGGTCCGTATAAGTTGGACATGTTCCACATGAGTAAACTACCTGGAGCAGCTTCCGCACCAGAGTCGACAGTTATTCCAGAAGCACCTGTACTTCCTGGTGGAGCACCAACAACAACAACAACAACAACAAACGACACTCGCACCAAAGATATTCTTGAAGCATTTATGTATGGGACGCAATATCAACAACCACAAAAAGAAAAAACCTTGGCAGATACCTTAAAAGGTGAGTTACTTGCTGGTGCGCTAACCAATGCCTTAGCACCAAAAAAATCTTTTCTTTCATCTTTTGTTGGTCAACAACCGTATCTAATGGGACAAGCCGCATCTACATCAAATTATCTTTCTGGATATCCAGTTTGATTCTTTACTTTATAATGAATAGACAGGAGCAATAAGAAGTGAATTTATCTGACTTTGATAAAAGTAGGGTCAGGTACCACCTAGGGTACTTCACTGTTTCCGTGCCTGCTGGTGATTATGCCAGGCTCGAAGAAGCAATGAATACCGTTCCAGATTCTTATTTCTACGATAAAATTGTTATTCAAATTGGTCGTTGTGATACGGCTGAAAAGAAAACCGAAGTTGCAACTTCTCCTTCGACTAGGTTAGAAAGCATTGCTGGTGACGTTGATCGTACCATCAGATCCAGTAATGCTAAAGAAGCATTGAAAGTCTGGGATGAAATTTATCTTTACGAAACCAATCGTTTAGCTGGTATTCTTTACGTTCCCAACTACAAAGATCCTTTCCAGGCTCGTTACCGCTACGAGCGTTCTGGTGCAGAATTCATCCAGGCTTTACCTGGCCCAGCGGATACTGCAGTTGGTTCACGCATTTATTTAAGAGAGGTGTGTAGGTAATGCCGCGTTTTAATATCGGACAAGTGGGTGGATTGCTTCGTAATCTTGGAGGCCAAGTCTCAAGATCTTTCGACAAAGACCTTATGGCAGGAGCTTTAAGGGCACGGGTTTCTCCACGAAGCGTAGTGCGAGGAGAAGCTAGTTGGGCAGATATGCTAAAAAGTGCTGCCAATACGCGATCATTTCAAGGTGCTACGGCAGCACTTGCAGGAAGTATTTTAAATCCTTCAAGCATTGAAAACGTTTTGAATCAAGTTGGTCCGAATATTGATCGTACCGTAAGTAATATTATTCCAGACAACATTGAAAACTGGGCAGGGCGTACTGCACGGGAAATGGAAAAAATGGGACTAGAGGGTTTGTCTGGGACCATGTTTACATTACCGTTTGCTGCAGCGCAAACGTTTAATCAGCCAGGGGGGTACAACACAGCACAGCGACCTGTTGGTACATTATCTCAACTTGGTGGAAAAGAAGTTGCATGGCGAGGACCTGACTTAGGGTGGCAAAGAACTTATTCAGAAGGTGTTAGTCCACCTTCTCCTGCCCCTGGTTCTTTACAGGACCTATCTAGTGGGCGGCAAGCCGGACAAGTGGGATCCAGTGTGATCTCCAATGGGGCCGGTGTTCCCGCACAACGCTCTGATGTTATTAACCGCGCACTCTCTCAAGAAATACTTAACGCTGCTCAGCAGTTCAATGCTCCTGCAAACATTCCTCTTTCTTCCTACTATGAGGGCCAACAGCAATTGGGTAGGAGTATGATGCAGGACGGAACTTTGGTGAGTCAGCTCCAGGAACTGGGTGGTGCGCCTGGTATGACACCAGAAAACTTAAAGACTTGGGCGGAGAAAAACCCAGCCCTTGCGTACAGAGAACTATTGAAACGAAGAGGCGTCCAATGAGTGAACGTCAACTTTTAGAAAAGTTTCGCCAAACACCCGAGGCTCAACGCCTTCTGAAAACCATTCGGTTTGCGGAAGGTACAGCTGGCCCTAAGGGTTATCAAACTACGTTTGGTGGTGGGACATTTAACGATTTAAGTCGCCACCCAGATCGTGTAATTCACGGCAATGGGTATTCAAGTGCTGCTGCAGGAGCCTATCAATTCCTCCCTGGAACCTGGCAGTCTCACGCCAAAGCTCTTGGACTACAAGACTTTGGAGAGGTAAACCAAGACATTGCAGCACTGCGCGGCATTCGTAGTCGTTTAATGCCTATTGGTGGTCTTGAAACTCTTCGTAAAGAAGGTCTCAGTCAACGGGTAGCCGCTGCGCTAGCGCCTGAATGGGCGTCATTCCCAACGGAAACTGGACGTAGTTATTACGGCCAACCCGTTAAACCCTTGGCGCAATTACAGAAGTATTACGGAGCGGCTCCAGTATCTGCTCCAGCTTCACCACCAGCTGTGATGCCACCTCCTCCAACGTCTGCACCACCACCGGTCAACAGCATTCTTTCGTCCTTGGGGCTTATGTCCCCTGGTACCGAAGCGAAGAAAAACTTTGCGCAAGAATTTGCACTTGGTTTTATTCGGCCATTACTTCCCAATATTTTTGGAACTGTCCCGTAATGGCACGTTTTGCTGACTACGTAGATGCAGCTTATCTGCCAGGGGAAATACGTCGGTCCACTTATGGAACGGCAGTATCAAATCCCCTGGCTATTACTAAGTATGAAGCAAATAAAAAATGGGGTTTTCAGCCAGGAACTGCCGTTAACGGTACGTCGTTTCAAGATTTTTTAAATTGGCAAAACAACCCAGATGCCGCATTGTCTTCCAAGGTTAAATTACCTTCTAAGTTTTTAGCCTTCATGCAAATGGCTAACGGTTATAATTAACAAAAAGCTGAAGTAAGAAGCGTGTCCTCAACTAGTTCCAATAAGCAGCCTGTATTTACTGACCGTCCGTTATTCGACTCAGTGCGAGTAACAACGCAGACTGTGGGAAGTGCAGCAACCAATACTTTGTTTGTACAAGGTGGTCAAGCACCTTCTATTCTGGTGGACATGGATGCCACCTTAAGTGAAGATAACAACTCTGGTGGTGTTGTTGATTCCATCACTATTGTCCGCAACGACTTTTATCGTGGTGCTGACTACACCCTAGATTTAACAACTTCCGGTAATGCTGTTTCGTTGGTGAGTGGTCAGATTGTTTCTATCACAACTACCGGTGCAATGAACACAGGCGTTGCCAGCGGTGTTGGCTACTACACATATACAGGTGCTACCACGGTTACAGGCAAGCTTGGTGCGTTGAACTATTCAGGTGGTACCACTAGTGGTTTTAACTACCAAGGTGTTGCCTATGGCTATCAACAAGCGGCAACCTTTGTGTTTTACCAAACGCGTAGTACGACCACACCCATCCCTGGTTCTGGTGACTACCGCATTATTTTTGCAAAAACAATTCCAGCAAACAGCGGTACGATTGACTGCTCTGACGTAATGCCTCAACTGGCGTATCCCATGCCTACTGCAGGTAACACAACCGGTCTTGGCACCAGTTCTCCACTGCGGAATAAAGGAATCTATCTGGAGCGAGGCGACCGTATTTACGTTGGTGTCTTCCCTGATGGTCCTAACTCATCTGGTTATATTCCCGGTGTTCAGGTAATTGCTCAAGGCGGATTCTTCTAACCAGTGGCAAAAAAAAGAAACGACTTTGGTTCTTTTGGAGCCCTGGAAGTTCCTAGTGTTGTTGGCGTACAACCAATAAAAACAGAGTTTTCCCGTGGTTCCGTACCCAACTCTATTCTTCGTATGGACAGGGAAGCGGCCTGGACCAGATGGAGACGAGGGTATGAAATTTCCGTTGGGGTAGGCGTTCAACATGCGTTAACTTACCCTTTTCAATACCAGGTTCCGTATCCAGATGGCACTGCGCCCACAGAAGGGCGTCAGCCTTTAATCCTTGGCGTTGTGCAGGGCTTTCCAACTGCTGGTAAGGAATTCGGCGTGCACTGGGCGGGCTGTCGAATAGGGGCCATCCTACGCTTTGATAACGTAACGGATTCAACTGGAGTGTTGGCAAGTATTGCATCAGTAACAGAAGATGATGAGTACTGGTATGTACAACTTGCAGGCACATGGAGCAGCGCCAATCCCTTACCGCCACCGCTGTACGTCCCTAATCCTTCTGGAGACCCTATTAAACCTTTACTAGGTGAGATATTGGAAGATCGGATTATTACGCCTGGAGAGCCTCCTATTACCAAAGACACTTTGAATCCTGCAACAGATAAAAGATATGGATTTGTTCAAGCAATTTTAATTGATGTTGATGGTGAAAACGGCATTTTAAAACTACAAAGAACTAGTTCTTTTGAAGCAAGTCCCGACAATGTTTACTTGACACCCTCCACAAGAAAGCCTAATTTTGGACGTTACTTAACCATTGGAACTCGTTACGCATGTTCTTGTCAAGATTTTAGCCGTCGCAGTTATGCTTTCATGATGAATTTAGACGGCAAGGAACGGCGCCGTTTTCCGTACACTAAACCGTCGCTACTTAAATATGGACGTCACGAGTTAATAACAGATCCTAACTCTGGCGCTATTGATAACCGTGCAATGACAAATGCAAATACAAATAGAGATCTTGCATTGACGTCGGATTCAATTGATAACCCTGGTGTGTTTAATGATTTTGGTGGGCGTTATTTAAGGAATTTTTCTGCTGCACGTAGGGCGGAAGGTCCAACTACCTTTGTGGACTACAAAGCCAAAAACAATCAAATCATCTCTTATTCTGACTATTGGGCACCGTTACTTGATGAGATGAGATACTGCAAACATATTTATGCACTTCGCTTTGAAGAAGGTATCTTGCCACCAGAACCATCAGATCTCCCTGTGGATACAGAAGAAAGCCTTACGAAATGGGAACAAGATTTAGTACACGAAACTTCTGTAACGAAAGAGCATATTCAAAGAATGAATGGATTACGCGCCTTGGCTCTTATGGACGTACCGCCTAAAAATTTCCAATCACCACAAATTCTTCCAATGATGCAAAAACTACTTAATGTTCCAGCTTCTTTTATTAGATTAGAAAACTTTAGAATGCAAGATAAGACCGGCGCGTTCTACAATCCAGCAGCCGGAGAAATGCCCGCTATTTAACATGGCTGACTTTGGTGAAATTATTGAAACGCGTTACATTCTTTCCGAAGAACAGTTAAACGCTAGTAAATTTGGCTTTAGTGAAGTGTTTTACAGTGGTAGCCCCACGGTGTATTCCCCTGGTGATGTGGTAAATCTGCCATATGCCTCTGGTGAAACCTCAACAATAAATGCGTTGGGTGCTGCCTGGGCAGCATATGCAAGCGGTGTTGGACCAGCATAAAAAAGCAGCCCCTTAGTGGGACTGCCTTAGGTTTTATTTTAAAATCAAACGGCAGCTGCCATTTTATTCAAGTGCTTGCGTACTTTTTCAACGTTCCAACGGTAGCTGTCGCGTGAGTAGGTACCAGGGAAGGCGGCAAAGTGGGGACCGAGTTTCAGGGTGCCATCATCGCGATACTTGAAGAGAGTTTTGCGATCAATGCCCAGGAGTTCTTCTGCCTTTTGGACAGAGACCCATCCGTCGTTTTTGGCCATGACTTGAGTAAAAACTGTGTTCGTATCTAACCTACCAAGGTGACGGCAGCTGTCAAGGGGTTTTTAATTTTCTTTATGTTTATATTTATGTGGGAAATGTGTGAGGGCAAATTAAAATAAGATAACTGCAAATTGAGCATGTTCAGCTGCGAACACGAACCCCTCGCATTGCTCCTTGAACTAACTCCTAAACTTGCAAAGAAACGATTCAGACAAGCTATTTACGATTCCTGGGACTGTAAATGTGGTTACTGTGGGGAGGAAGCAACGAGCTTGGACCACATCATCCCACGGTTCAAATCCGGTTCCAGCAACCGGAATAATTTGATTCCTGCATGCCGACGCTGTAATACAGCCAAGGCAAGCGAGCAGATGGAAACATGGTACAAAAAGCAAGAATTTTTTAATCAGGCTAAGATGGATAGAATTAAAGCTTGGATGACATACGAGGCGGTCGACCTCTTTGTGTACCAGGTAGATACGTTGCAACTGGCGGTTTAAAATGGGAATTTTTTACGATCCTCCTTCAAAGAAGTGGCAAGTAACTGAAGAAAAAACAGATTACGAAACGCAGCACCAAACTGTTTTTGAACTTTTACCTGAAAATTTAAACGAACAATTACCAACTACTTCTCAGCAATTAGTTCAAAAATCTAGGCAGGTGATGGTAACTGTTCCTAAAACTACCTATCAAAGCGTACAACAAAGCAAACAAGTATATGACTCATATTCAAAAACATATAAAACTGTATATGAATGGGTTTCAAAGCCAGTAACTACTTACCAGCAAGAATGGAAAACAGAATATTACAATGATTGGGTAACCGTTGAAAACCCTATTAATATAGAACAAAATTACATTAATTCAATCTTAAATGCACAAAATAAAAAAGCAAATCAAATTAATGAAACAACCAAACAAAGCAATATTGCTTTAAACAAAAAAAATGAAGATTTAAATATTGCAAACACAAATAAAAACAATGCGTACAAAACAACTGTTGCGGCAGCCTCTGGAACAAGGGGGGGTGACTACGTTACACAACGGCAACTATTAAAAGACATCGCCGCAGACCCTGGTATCACAGATGAGTTCAAAAAAAATCTTGAACAAAATTTTAAAAACTTCTATCGTACAGAAAAACTTGAAACCTGGGATGCAAATCTAGGAGCTAAGCCTGAGTATGGAGACTTTGATCCCACTTACTACAAAACTCAAAATCCTACAGTTGCGGAACAATGGAAAAGTGCAGTAGCAAATGATGACATTGATGTTACCGAGCGCTACGGAGAGAATAATTTTTATCTACAAAACTACACAACACAAGGTAAACCGGCTGGAATGCGTGGTAATGCATCAGAGGTTACAAAAGCATCTAATGCATATTTGGAAACTCCACCGACAGATGCTGATTTACAAGCGGTTCGCGATTTACAACTTGGCATAGATACTAAAACGCAATCTCAACGTTTACTTAATATTCCAGAAATTGCACAGCAATGGGAATCTGCCAAGAATGGCAATCCATATTGGAGTAAATTAGCCAAAGAAAAATATTTAGATATATCAAAACCCGATGAATTTGCGGCATTGTTTCGATTGTCAGATCGACCGGAAGATAAACAAGTAAGTCTTAACTACAACATCAATTCTGGATACGGTGTCACTGAACTTGAAGACGCATTAAATCAAGCCGTTGGTGAAAAAGCCGTTGTAGATACCAAGCGCTTTGCAGCCCTTTCGCAAAATGTCCTTAAAGATACAATTGCGGAAATGAAAAAAGCCAAAGTACAAGAGCAAACACTAAGTCTTATGCGTGGCTTTGGTGGTTTTAGTGAAATTATGGACATAAATAAAACACTTACCAATTCAATTCTTGGAGATAGCGGTGTTGGTGGAGTGCTTTCTTTTACTTCTGCAGGTAAAGCTGAAGAATCTTTAGAAAAAAGTTTACAAAAAATTACAGGGGTTCAAAATAATGCTACGTACAATTGGCAACAATGGTTTGATACAGCTTTAAAAGAAAAATATAATAAAGATATAGAGCTAGGGTATTCAACAGATCAAGCAACGGAACAGATAAAAATTGATGGGGGGTTTGCAAGAGACTTCATGGATAAATATTTAATACCAAGATTTAATACGTCTAGATCTATGGACGAATTTGTTGAATACTTGGATGTTAGGCAAGATGAACAAAACCCTTTTCAAACGCAAGACTTGCTTAACGCGGCTACTCTCACTGCAAACCTAAGAGCAAAAACTTATCTGGATCAAATTAAAGCAACTTCTGCTCGTAGTTTTGATCCTAATTTTTATTTCAATCCAACGGGGGACAAGGCAAGAACATCTCAATACACTGATCAAGCATCAACAGTTGCTGCTGATTGGGAAGCAGCTAAAAAAGGTGATGCTTACTGGGCGCAACAAGCCTATCGGTTTGGTGTAGATATCAATGATAAAGCAGCATTTGCACGCATGCATTTTGAGGTGAAAGGTCAAGGTAAAGGTTATGATGCTGCAGACGACATTCTCAATGCTGGTAAAGTACAAGATCAAATTTATAACAATATTCTGCCAACTTTAAAAGACGAAGCATTGAAACAAGGAACGGTATTTGGTTTATTTGTAACACCTGAAGAATTTGCTGATGAAATGTTACGGGGTTTAGACCCCGCAGATACAGATAGTTGGAACGAGGTTTTACAACGTTATGGATTAACAAGTTTTAAAGGAACAGTAGAAGAATTAAAAGAATATGTTGCACAAACTTTGCGCACAGGTTCGGCTCAAGATATTCGAGAACAGATTAAATACCTAAATGAAAAAAGAAAAAAACCTACGCAACAAGTTTTAGGTCTTACTTACATTGAGAGGCCTGAAGATTTTAAAGATGAACAAGCAAGTGGTGATACAGAGTTATATAAAACATTCCAATCAGCTGGGTTCCAGGGAACTGAAGATGAGTTTTACGATAAATTCTTCCCAGATCTTGATCGTTCCGAGCAATCATTACTTACTAAGGCGGGTAAGAACAGTGCATTGAAGACATCAGGATTAGATTTCAGCGATCCATTTGCTTCCCTTGGAACCATTGAAAGTTTCTTTGCAGATGAAAATGCAGCAGAAGATGCAAAAAATGCAGACAAAGACAGTGACACCGATTCAAGTTTCTTTAGCTTAGGATCAGATGAGGAAGATACTGATTACAAGTCCGCAACAGGACAAAAAATCCTAGGTGAATTTACCGCAATGTTTAAGGGGCTCTAATGTCAGATAAAGCAAGAAAAGCTGTAAGTGCGTCCCATCGGTACCAGAAGGACAAGATGGAATGCAACAAGCCTCAACGGGCCCCTAAAGGGGACAAACATAAGTATGTTGTCAAAGGATGCCAGGATGGGAAGGAAGGCATCGTGCGGTTTGGGCTGCGTGGTTACGAAGATTATCTGTCACACAAAGACGAGGGACGACGTGCTAACTTTAAAGCCAGGCACAACTGCTCCGAGAAGAAGGACAAACTGACTCCCGGATGGTGGAGCTGTCATTATTCGTGGTAGACTTTAACTGGTAGCAAAAGTTTTAGATGGCTAAAAACAAATACGTTGTGGCTTTGTGCAAAGACTGTTTTAAACCTTGTAATAAGAGAAAAGATTCTTTGAAAACATGGCAAGGCCGTTGCCGTTCTTGCGCAAGGAAACATGTGCACTCGTGTACTGATTTTATTATTAACGCAACAAAAAAAGCAAATACAATACATGGAGATGCCAAAAACAAATATAGTAAAGGCCATTGGTTATATGGACGATGGTTGAAAATGCGTCGTCGTTGTAAAGAATATCCCACGTACATAGCAAAAGGAATTCAGGTATGTGACGAATGGATTTCAAGTTACCCAGCATTTAAAAAATGGGCAGAAGAAAACGGAGCAGATCAAACCCTGGAACTGGACCGTGCCGATAATCAGGGGAATTACTGCCCAGAGAATTGCCGTTGGGTCACGCATCAGGTAAACTGTCAGAACAGGTAAAAGCCTGTAATTACAACTGGTAACCTCATGGCAAAAGCAAAAGCAACGTCCACAACAAAAATTGAGTCCAAACCTAAAAAATCTCGGCAAGGACAAGGGCGAAATTCACTTGCTAATCACGGACGCAAAAAAATGCGCGGACAAGGTAGATAAATTGTGTATGATTGGGAGTAACAGTAGTTACTCCCATGGCAGATTTTTCGTATGCCATTAATCTCATTCGTAAATACGAAGGGTTTAATGAAAAAGCTTATGCCAATCCTATTACTGGCGGAGAACCTTACACGTTTGGATACGGTACGCAATTTTATCCAGACGGTGCACCAGTAAAGAAAGACCAGTGTTGCAGTAAAGAAAAAGCCCTGGAGTATTTATTTCATGAAATTAACGTCATTGATAGTCAACTTTCCAAGTTAAACATTGGATTAGATGACAGCATGCGCCAAGCGTTAATTTCGTTCATTCATTCGGTAGGTTGGGAAGCATTTTTTTACAGTCGTGTGATTGACTGTATTGAACACGAAGACCTGTGTGCGGCGACTGAAGAGATTGGTCGTTGGATTTTTGATGAAGAGCATCGAGCAATTGGTGGTTTACTGGACCGCAGACGAGAAGAAATTAATTTATTTCTACAGGAAGCAGGAGCTACCCCTCCTTCTCTTACCGATATTTTGCTTGCTGCTTTCCGAAATTACACGGCAGCACCCAAGCAGGTACAAGCGATTAGGCAGTTGGAAGAACGAATCAGCCCCTACGTACTATCGGAGTTTGCCAATAATTTTCGCACTGATGACTCCGATTGGATCGATTATCCTTCCAATGAGCTAGATTCTTTATTTAACAGCTGGTCTTAGAATACCCTTACTGAAGCCATGTACACAGGGATGGAACGCTCATCTGAACCTAGGGAGTTCGAGCTACCTTTGGAACTTCAATTCGCCATGCGTAAAGCAGAGTTGCAAGCAGAGGAAATGACCTGGGACCAGCTGTACGCCGCACTCTTAAACCTCTATCACCAACGGTTGATGGAGTGGCATGCAGTCAAAGATATCTTGGAGAATGAGAACATCAAGCTTGACTTTGATGTGCCAACTGATTTGGAGCTAGCAGAACTCGCCGCCGCATGCATATACGACGACGAGGATGATGACGATGACGAAGAGGGTGTTCCCTTTTAATTTTCGTCAGTTTCTATCAAACGGTCAAGGTACCAGCGTGCTTTCTTCAGTGATTCTGTCCCGCCTTTATGGCGCTCACGCCACACATACTTGGCGATATTTCCCTTCAGGTATCCGCGATATTCTTCAAAAGTTAACTGCGCTTCAATGGCCTCAATACATTCAATTACGCCGTCAAGATAATGAGACGGATGATTAACTAAATCAGGTTGTAACTCTGGACGATAAGGTTTTGTTGCCCATGGAACTGGGCAAACCCCATCTTTACAACCGTTGTCTTCTATCGGCTCAAACCACGGCGTTGCCTGGACAGGAGTTGCTCCAGCTCCATCTTGTCTGCTGATGGTAGAGCGATCATCACACTCTTGGGCATAGGTGCCGACCCTGGATACCGAGTTACTGCTTCCTCCATCGACGGAATGTAACCCGTCATCCCCGGCCTCTGACCTTCCAACCCGAGATTCGTTCGCTCTAGTCCCTGCTCGCATAATGCTAAGCCCCTGTTGTACATGTCATACAAGGGTACATCATTTTCTTCGTTATCGAGAGGTCCGCCGAAGTCTTCTTCACTCAGGCAGCGGCATTTAACTTCGTCTTGAACGAAACTATCTAGGAATCCTGCAGCGCCGTGCATGGCTATATACGACTTGAATTTTCTCAATTACAATATTATCATGGCAAGATTTTACGACCCTCGTCAAGGTAAAGAAAACGAACCGTTTGACACACGGATCGGTAACAAGGGGCGTCTTCAATATGACCCAAGACACGACTCTGGTACCTCTGGAGCAGAATCATCAGACTTACGTCCTGAGCAAGCGTATGACACTGATCTTCGCCGCGTAGAATCCGATGAACGGCAAGCAGTTGAATCGTTAAATAACAACCAAGATCGAATTGCTAAATACTTTGCAGCCGCCAGAAGTGCTGGCAAATTTCGCCAGAAAGCTGCGATTGATGAGCCGACCATTCGTGGTAAGACCCCCAGGACAGAAGCTAATATTGCTGGTACTGCCATACCAAGCATGGGTGACAGAATCGGTAAAGCAGGCAGCACAAACTATGCAGATGGACCACAACGTTTCTCTGGTAGTTTTAGAGGATTCTTCTAGCGGTGACGATTGTTATAAGCTTCAAGTTCTAAAGAATCTTGAAGCTGCTCAAACATATCAGCAAGCATGTTAAGCACCCACTGAACATCATCACTGCGGTAGCGAGATAACTTTTTGGAGATCTCTTCATTCTCTTGGAAAATTACTGAACGAGTCAGGACTTCCAAGATGTCAAGCTTTTTTTCTACACTCATTAAACTTGAGAGAAGACAATTTCTTTCTCTTGATTTTGATACTTACCCTTTCTATCTTGATAGGTAATTTCACAGGGGTTACCGCGATAAAACAACAGTTGCGTAATCCCTTCATCAGCATAGATCCGATTAAATAAACCGGTACAGTTACTAATTTCCAGGGTCAGGTAACCTTCCCACCCAGATTCTGCTGGGGTGATATTAACCAAGATACCTGAGCGTGCATATGTAGATTTACCAACCGCAACAACAGTTACATCACGAGGGAGTTTTAGTCGCTCCTGGGCAACGCCTAAGCAATATCCATAAGGAGGCAACATAAAGTACTGGCCTTTTTCATCTTCCAGTAATTCTGATTCACAAAGAATTTCAGGATTGAATTCTTTTGGGTCACATTCACCAGCTTGAATACGTCCAAAGATTAGACATTGTTTAGGTGATAGGCGGATGTCATAACCATAGGAACTGAGGCCATAACTCAAGATACGTTGATCACCTCGTTGACTGACAAGATGATCCTTGAATGGAGAGATCATCTCTTTGTTTTGAGCCAGATACTTAATTTCCCAATCGGCCAGGATGCTCATTGCTGCGTAGAATCGTTCTTCAGTCTACAAAACCTAGCAGAGGATCCGACCTTTTTCTTGGTAAATATCAATAAATTTTTGGACCGCATTCCCAGAATCATCCATGGGTGGTAGGTAAACCAAAAACGAAGTACACGTCTTGTGCTTGTCAATACCTTGACTAGTATTCTTAACCAATGTTGGTGCCGTTTTTAAAATGCAAACAGGAAAATCGAAGATTTTTTGCTCATAACGAATCATGTCTGGGCAGTTGGTAAAGTACAAACCTTGCTCAACTTCTCGGTTGAACCACGAGCGGTACAGCTTTCTGAACCAGACAGCATGCGAAGATACCAAAGTTGGAGATGAAGCCCTGGTCATCTTCCACCTATCATTTTTTTTATCGCGAAAATATGCCCCCCCTGGAGGAAATAAATAGACACTTCCGTACCACTGCTGAGCATTTAATCCATCATCTTGTGGAGTAAAAAATTTCTTTGCCTCAACATACTCATTGGCAACCTTGGAACTGGCAACATCAAGTTCAATGCCGTTTAGCAAGGCGTGTGCAGAGGACACCAAGTCATAGCTGGTGATCAGCTCAAGATCTTCTTTGCGACTACGAATGTCATGTATAGCCATTACTTCTCAGCAGTCTTGTTATAGTCTATTTCCAAATAGCGAATACCATCTGCATCATTAATGATGTATCCAGCTTTTTCAGTTGGATCAATCTTTTGTGCAGCTTGAAGAATGCGACGAAAGCTCTCAGCTAAATCACCATCATTGCTGCGTTCAGACTCCTCTTGTGCTGAGTGCAGCTCTTTCAATGTTAAAAAAAACATTGAACGTTCCTTATTTGTAGGTTGAAAGACCATTACCCCTGGACCCTCATGCTCCCACATTTTGCAGTATTGCCGCCCCATGTCACCAAGAATTAATTTAATGGTGGCATCCAGCATCCTGGCCTTAGTCGGATCCATGTCTGGACCGATGACCGACGCAATTAGTTGTTCGCGTTTTTTCATTTTTCTAAAAGTCCCTGCCTTGTTAACGATTCTAGAAGTTTAGGGAGAGGTTTATACAAAACTACAAGCTTGCCCAGGTTACCACGTTTTTTAACCAATTTTCCTTTTTCGTCTCGGACCTTGTCAAATTCACCAGAGCGAATTAAGTACTCTGCAACACATCGCAAACGTCGCTTTAAAGGTAATTCGGCCAGGGGGAATTTACCACAAATAGTATCTGGTTGCATATCTTTAAAAGCAATACGCAATCTATTTGCCAACGTCATGTTGGAATTGGCGTCTTCTTCTTCATACGATTTTAAATTTTGCAGGTAACGACGCAAGCATGCAGCATCAAACGAACCGCTGGGTGGTAAGAAATCTATGACTTGAAGCCACAAAGATTCTGACAACATCTCTTCACAATTTTGAATTGTAATTGAATCAATACAAATTCCCTGGAAACGATGAGCCATCATCACAGCTTTCCTTCAGTTGTACTTTGGTACAAAGGTTTCATTTTGTGAAAATCAGAATCTACCGTTGGCCGATCTTTGGAAAATGAACGTACCAGATGGTTCCAGGGTATACGAATTACAGCACGCTTGCTGTCGTCAGGGCAGACGTTAATATAGTGAACCCCTTCAAGCCATCCCTTATCTGCATTTTTCCGTCCTGTTGCCATCCAGTTGCGAATGGTTTGATCAGACACGCCAAGACGCCTTGAGCACTCATCGGTTGAAATGTATTCATCTGCAAAAGCTTCGGGATTCAAAAGGTTTGTTTCACCGTTTTGATAACGGCTATGCCACATAGATGCCAAGATATTCCGAATGCCTTTTAATTCGTAGGAAATATCTTCCAAACCTTTTCGAATTCCAAAAGAAGCCATGTGCCTATAAACCTTTTTTATATGTTAGTGTGTTCGTAAACGTTTTGTCACGCAAATGGAAGAGCAACTTGCGCCCAGCGCCCCAGCACCAGTCCCTTCGTCCATGCCAGGCATCACCCCTGAAGCCTTGGAGCAAATGAAGGCACGTGCCAGGGAAGATGCTATTCGTATGGTCATGCTCCAACGGCAACCTAATCAAGAGATCCCTGGTCAAGTCCCATCAATCTTGGAGCCCCCAACAAAAGTTGTTTATGTGCGTAGGAATTTGACTGTTGCCGAATTAATCCTGACTGTTTTCTTGGCTTGTGGACTTGTATTTGGTGTTCAAGCAGGTTGGAATTTTGCTTCTCAAATCTTGCCGCGTATTGAAGTAAAGGTGAAATGAGTTGAGCACAGATCGCCTATAATTTATTTTATAGGGTTTTTGTGATTAAATAGGTGGCCAACAGGCGTATATCTGAATTACCTGAATTACCAGGCATTGATCTTGCAAATGCCGATCTTTTCACGGTTGTTCATATTGCCGAAGTTGACCCTGGGTTAAAGAATAAAAAAATACAAACGTCAGAATTCCGTACTTATTTGAACGGTTATTATCTG